CCTTTTGGAAATGCTTTATCTCCTGTAGCTGTTGTTCTTCTTACCATATCCATCTCAGTGTCTATAATATACTCATATTTTCCACTAGAGTCTGAATTTTCTGTAATTAAAGTAACATAACTATCGGCTTGGCCTGCTCTTTCCTGTACTTGGGTAACGCTCACAAGCGGACTCTCGTCTACCATTACTGCAGTAGTCGCGGTATCGGTTATATCAAAGAACTCCGTTTTATCACTTGAAAAGTGGTCAATAAAACTAGTGCCACAATATGTTTTTACTGCTTGACTAATTGCAGGCAATATAACATTTATCTTGGCGTCTTCGTTAACACCTTTGATGCCCGCGAAGTCTTTATATTGTTGTAGTGTTACTAAGTTTGCCATAATTTAAAAAAGTGAGGGGATAGGCTCCCCTCGAGCCATACGTTAGCTATTAACTAGCTTTGTAGTTTCTGATGTGAACTGATGTAGCTCCGTCAATAAGATCAGTAAATCCTAATCTCTGGGAAGCAACAAGAACTCGTCTTTGGTTAGCAACTTCGTAATCAGATTCGATAGTTACACCTCGGAGCCTTGGCATTACATAGTTTCTCGCGTGTACTGCAACAGCCATAGTTTTGTTAACGGCTGGTGTAGCGAACTCATCGACTAGTAGTATTCTTGAACCGAATACTTGGCCGATTTCTCCAGATAGCTTAGTTGCCATGTCGCCAACTAGGTTAGCATCTTGGAACTCTGCATCTTCGAGTAATTCGAAATACGCTCTTTGTGAAACTAGGTATAATACTTCAGATGGGCTTACACCGTATTTACCCATATTTTTTCTCATATCAAGTAACTGAGCAGCTGTTAGCTTATCAGTAGCAAACGCTGTACCAGATACAGTGACGTGAGATGCGGAACTATTGTCCGCTGTAGCCATTTGAATCAAACCATCAAATGCGCCTGAGGAATACACACCGTTACCATTGTTACCAGCTAAAATAGCGTTCTCAATACCACGTGCGTGTGCTCTTACCATAGACTCCCTAATTAAAGGTAGAATTGGCATAATAGCATCTTCTTCAGTCTCATTTCCTAAGTATGATTGTGAAATTAACTTAACAGTTGAAAGAGTTTTTTCAGCCATATCGACTCCACCTGCTGAGCCTGGGTTGTAAGCATCGCCTCTTTCTTGTAAGTTACCGTGAGGTGAACTTCCAGTGGCTGCTTGGTTTCCAGTAAACTCTGCATATCCTGCGTCAGGCAAGATAGGTATAATCATATTAGCAGAAGTCATCGGTATTTCTCTAAATAGAGGTGCTAACACCAACTCGTTCTGTATATCTCTTTCAATGTTTGTTGAAACAATTTGCTCAAAATCAGCTGAGGATACTTGTACACCTGAATGTTGGTTTACTTTTTCCATCACGCCTCTTGCGTAGCTATTGTCCCAACCTTTACCAGTCGCTAGACCAGCAAATTTTGCATCAATAATGTCGTTTTCAAAAGCTTTTTTCCAGTCGCTTTGACCTTGTCTGTCTGAGAAAATCCTTTTTGACTCTCTGATGTGCATAATTTCTTCGGATTTTTCTGCTAATTCTTTTTCAAGTGATTTAACAACTTTTCCTAAGTCTTCATGCTTCTCATTGACTCTTTTCTCAATATCAGAAACAAGTTTCTCTGCTCCTGTCATGCTTGCCTTGACAACAACTCTTTGTTCTTCCTGTTTAGCTTCTTGAGCAGCCTTGTCCATCGCTTCAACTTCAATCGCTTTTTCAGCGGCTTCAGTTGCAGCTTTTTCTTCTGCTGCCTTAAGTTCGGCTTGCTTCATTGCATAAGATGCCACAGCTTTTTCAGCCGCTTCCTTAGCAAATCTCTCAAGATCAAACTCTGGAGAAGTTTCAGGATTCATTTTTTCGTCTGACATATCAGTCTCCATTTTTTGGGATTTCTCCCCACTTGGCTGCTCAACTTTCACAGCGTCTGCTGTTGCATGTGAGTTAGCCTTTATAAATTGCTTTTTGAATTTATTATAATCATCCATACTATCAAAACCTTTAGCCAAAGAGAATGTTGCTCCCTGGTTGCAAGGTACTGATACCACAGACACTTCAAATAATTCCGCGTCTTTTATTTTATATCCATCGGTTTCGGTCATATAATCTGCATCCTTGACTCTGAAGCCGACAGAAAACGCTCCAAGGACACCATCTTTTACTAATTCTTTTATATCACCAGCAGCTTTAGAAATTCGTCCAGTAATCTCTAGTCCTTGCTCTGTGACTTTTAACCCTGTTGCTTTACCGATAGGTCTATTATAGTCATGATTAAAAAGTAAAACAGGATTGCCTTTATAGTTCTCCAATCCACCTTTTGTCCATGCTTCAGCTTCGATTATATCGCCAGCTCTATCTAGTGCATTTGTACTTGCAGAACCTTTGATGTCTATTCCACCATCATCGGTCTCGCCAAGGGTTTTAAAAGTATTAGTCCAGTGAAAAATCTTATTCATCTTCTTTCCCCACTTTCTCCTTTTTAGGAGCTGCTTTTGGTTTTTCAACCTCAACAGGAGTGACAGAAACAGGATATCTAGTTTTCACTACATTCATAACTCTATTCCAAGAACCAAATGCTCGTCTAAGCACGTAATCCTTAACAGGAACATCGTTACCATGTGATTTGTATTCAGCTAAATCTACGTAATCAAGACCTTTTTTGGTCATGAAATCAGATAAAGCTTTAATCATCATATCTTTTGTCATATTTATTCCTCGTCAGGAGAACTATCGTTTGGTCGTCCTCCTTGCTCTGGATTTACTGATGACCCTGCTAAGTTTACAGGAACACGAGGTTCATCAAATCCTTCCATTGGTTCTTTACCCAAGGCTTCTCTTGCTTCATTTGCACTTATAATTCCTGTGTTTACAAGTGTAGCATAATAAGCTGCTTGGTCTCTTAATTCTGGTTGTAGAGCAGGAATTCCTGTCACATCTTCATTAAGTTCAAAGCCAAAATATCTTTCCAATGCATAACCTATCTTTTTAACTATAGGTAGTATAGTCTCTAAGTAATATAGCCTATGATTGGGTCTTATGTTAGCATTATTTCCACCGTCCATAAGTATCGGTGGTACTCCCATGCTTTCAAGAATTACCTTCTCGTTAGCTTTTATTGATTCTTGAAAGTCGAGTTCTCTGAAATTAATCTGAGACATTGGCTCTACTTCAAGTCCTCCATCAAGTATTAATGGTCTTCGACCACCAGTATTAGGGTTGTATCTCATACTCCAAGCTGCTAACATTCTTTCTTTTATTTTTTCAGAAAGAGTATTAGGACTTTTGAGTACTAATCCTGGAACTGCTCCATTTTTGAAAAAGTTATCTTGAAACCTTCTCATACTTCCAAGTAGTTGCATTGTTCTAAATGCTGGCTTTAATCTTGGAACTCCACGATAAATGGAGTTAAAGCTGTTCTCTTTAATATGTATAATTTCATTAACACTATAATCTATACTGTTATCAAAAGTGTACTTATCAATATATGTTGAATCGTCTGAGTAAATTGTTACCTTTTCTGCCGGTAGATGATACATATGAGCACCATCAAAATATATAAATATATTCCCATCAATTAGTAAGTCAATTATCAGATTTCTTTTAAATGTACTTATGTCTTGAAAGGGGTTAGGTTCTCTATTAAGTAATGTATCTACCTTTACTCTACGAATATTTTTAATAATATTATTAACGCCAGGTCTTTGTTCTCCGACACTAAAAGGTATCTCAGCAACATCATCAACGATCATATTTACTGCTCTATTTACTACCTCTAAATCTTCGTATGCATTTCTATAATTAGTAACGACTTCTCTAGAATCAATGGTCATACCCTCATTTCTGGATATGACGTATTGCGCAGGATTTAATTTTTCCTCTGCGTCTTCTCTATTTATTCCTAAAAATCTATCGTACCATGCCATGTTTTTTTCTCTGTTTTTCGACCCATCTTACTTGTTTCTCTGCTGTGATTAGTGCGGGTCGCTTTCCGTATATTGAGTGTAATCTCAAATGGTGCTGATGGCAGAGAGTAGCTGTTTTGTTATAAACTTCTTCATAGTTCTCACCGATGAATTCTTCTCGAACATCTAGGATATCTTGCTCAGTCTCTATGGTTATATTCTTTTTATGTATCCAAGTTTCTAGCAGTTCTGTTAATCCGTAAAAGTGGTGAAAATCTAAATTGTCTGTGTTTCCACAAATATAACACTCATATCCTTTTTTATATTGTGATTTAGCTTTATCTCTCACATATTTAACTAAATCTCTTTTAAATTTCAT